GTGGCATATTGTTCGAACCTCTCTATCAGTTTTTTCTCTTTCTTTGGCTCAAGGTCACCCGTGTATTGCAGTGCTGCCCTTGCCGTCAGACCTCCCTCGTACAGTTTGTTACGGAAGTTCTGGGAAGATACTGCACCGTTTATCGTGCTTTTCAGGATTTCCCTGACGCTTGCGCCGGTGATTCCGTCAAAGGTTGTTGACGTTTTAAAGTGCAGCACCTCATGACTTCGGAAAAAGTAACTTTCCCCGCTGTACTTGTCTGAATACCAGTAGTAAATGTCCCCCTTGTTTCCAAATACACCTTTGTCGTCCACAATGACCGTCACGTCCTCGCTCGGCATTACCCACAGCCCCTTTATACAGAACTCACCGCCGTACTTTTTGCGGTTAAATTCGCTCTGTATCCATACATAGGCATTCCCGAAGTGATTCCTGTTGTTTTCCACCGCCGTCCAGAATGTGGTCGGTGTCATAATCGGGTTCGGTCTTCGTTTCAGTAAATAATATGCCTGATTTGGTTCTGCCTCCATGCATCCTTTGGCATAGAACTTAATCGGCATCTTTCCCACTGTCTCAGACAACATTTTCAGACAGGTAAAGTACGTGATTTCCTGTAGCGACTTGTTAAACGGTGCCGATATCCCAAGCCATTCCAATAATTTCTCGTCATTTAGCCCCACGGCGGTCTTGTTTTTGTACGCGCCGTGCGGATGGGCGACCATGTCTCCCATTTTTTCAAACAAATTCACTCTTTTCACCTGCCTTTACTCGTAATAATTTAAAAACGCCTCCACGCTGTCATTGATATCCACGCTGTCCAAATCCATTCCCATGGCTATCTTGTGACTGCATATGGCGGCGTCGCAAGGATCTATCCTGTTTTTCTGCGTCATCTTGTCTATCTTGATTTCTCCAAAACTGTTTTTATCTGACAAAATGGCGTCATTCATGGAGCGTGTCAACAGGACGTTTCCTTTGTTGTACTCCATGTTGTGTGCTTTTACCTCCAGAGAAAAGTCTACCGTGGCATCGTTTAGACTTCTTGCGCTCTGTTTTATCTCAATCAGGTCGCACCCGAAGTCCTCCAAATCTGACAGAAACGCGCTGGCGTTATGCGGATCGTATCCGATTGCCGTGATATCCAGTTTATATTTGTCTACCACCTCATTCAGACTGTGCAGAATCGCCTTGTAATCCGTTTTTATCCCTCCTGCTGCCGTCGTTGCGGTCAGCAGTCCCTGTTTCTGCCAGATGACATATGGTGCATTATCCTCCATGTCCATATGCTCCTGCATCCTGTTTTTCGGGATAAAACTGTGACTGAAAAGATAATACTTTCTGTCCCCTGTCTTTTCGTCTTCGTAAGGAATCTCTATGGAGTAGCTCGTCAAGTCTCCTCCACTGGATAAATCCAGACCGACCACGGCTTTTCTTCCTGCGAAGTCTTCCAGTGTTCTGTCTGTTCCGCATTGCTCCCAGTCCTTCAAATCCAGAAACGCCGTTTCTGTGTTTGTCACCCAGATGTTAAGCGTTTTTGTCATAAAGTCCCGCAGTTCTGAACCTCCCATACTCCGTGCCTTTTCGGCATCTGCCCAGGCGTTTTCCAGCATTTCTTTGTCTTTTCCTGTCAGCGGACAACATTTTATCCAGTTTCGTGTATCCCAGATGTCGTCTTCCTTGTCCATCTGTGCAATATAAATAAACTGCCTGTCGTTCCTGTCGATTCCCCGCAGTACCCTCCGGCAGTATTTATACAATTCATAGCAGGGGGCGTTTAAATTGAACCCTGCCGTTGTGATGACCGACACAAGGGACTGTTTCAGCTTTCTTGTGCCGCCTTTTAGCAGTTTGTACATCTGGTTATCCTTGTGGGCGTGGTATTCGTCCACGATTCCCAGATACGGGCGAAATCCGTCTATGGTTTTTGTGTCCCGTCCCAGTGCCTTGATTTTCGTACTTGTGATTTTTCCTGTAATCTCACTTTTGTACTCCTTTATATCAAACAAATCTTTCAAATCGCTGTCAGCATTGATAAATTTGATGATTTCCTCTAACACAATCTTTGCCTGATCGGATTTTGTTGCCGTGCAGTAGATTTGACCATAGTTATAATTGTCAAAATTGCAGCACTTAATCCCCAAGATGGCGTTTAATACGCTCTTTCCCTGCTGCCGTCCCATCTGTACATAGCTGTCTGTAAAGCGTCGTTTTCCTGTTTCTTTGTGTACCCAGCCAAAAAGGGATCCCAAAATAAACTCTTGGAATCCCACGCAGGTAAAAACCTCGTCCCCTTCGCCCTCGGCGATGGTCAATTTATTGGCAAGCTCTATGATTTCCTCTGCTTTTTCCGCTTGAAAAACATAAGGAAACCCATCGCTTTTTTTCTTTGCTCTTTTTAAATCTTCCAGATGGCGTTGAAACGCAAGCCGGGCATCTTCGCCGAAGTCTTTTCTGTTTTTCAGATTCTTCTTGGCGAAGTCTGTCACCCTGTCCATGTGTCACCTCAAGCGTGTAGAAATTTGTTCGGCTTTGGTTCTTCCTCTTTCTTCGGAACAACCAAACGGCATCTGCTGGATATGGTCAATCCCATTTCCCTCGCATCGGCGTTGCACTGCTTTTCAACACGTATCTGGATTTTCTGCAAATAATTGTATTTTGCCATCTGTTCTGCTATCTGTATTTCTTCGCTTGTCATGATTTTCTTGTCAGGCATAAACTTAATCTTTGCCAGTTGTCTCGTGACCTTTTCGTACTCTGTCAGATTTCGGATATACCTTGCCAGCACATCACAATCCAGATTCGAAATAATCCCGATTTCCAACAATTCCCCTGCAATTTCATGAAATTTATCCTTTTCTTTTTTGGTCAACCACGCCGGGGGAGTCACCTTGTCGCTCGGTGCTTTTATCTCGCTTTCCCTGCGTTTCTGCTTTTCTTCCTTGGTCAGATGCTTTTTCCCCTTGTACTCTATCAGGTCAACCGGTTCTCTTGGTCGTGCCATAATATCCCCTCCTCTCAAAAAAAATCTCATTTAGGGAGTTTTTGCGTGATTTTAGGGGGGCTGCGGTCTGGGAGAAAATGCCAAAAACTTTTCAGCCACCCCCTGCCGTCACCCTCTGCCAGTCCCTGACCACCTGACGAAGTTGTTTCTGCAACGCCTCCCTCGTGTCGGTCTTGCTGTAGGCTCTCTTAATCACGCCCTCATGCGTTGCCTCGCTGACGCTGATCAGATTGTCTAACGTGCAGCGTTTACTGTAATCTTCCTTGAGCTCCACGATATGATGTACCAATGTAGCCGGCACTGCCCTATGCTCTGTCATATAGATGTACACATCTATCCCCATATCTCTCGCTAGGACTGCTGTCCTTGCCGCTTTCCATTCCGTGGAATTGTAAAACGCTTTCGCTTTCCTGTCCCTCTGTGTCCTGTCGTACTCTGCGTGACGTTCTGCGTTTGTTGTCGTGTGCCTGTCGCAGTATGTCTCTGTGATGTCTATCAGTCGATTGCAGCCGCATCTTGCACAATACTTCTTTAGTGACATAGATTCCTCTCCCCGTAAAAAATCGCATAGTTTCCCTCTCATAAAAACAAGGCGGCAACCGTCTGGGAAGACAGCTACCGCCCCGTTTTCAATTTATGCTAAAAAGGTATTGTAAATATAATATCACGTTCAAACAGACGTGTACAGGGTCACAAATCGGGCGTGTTGTCAAGTGCCTGATTGTCCATCTCGTAGATTGCCCTTACATATGTTTTTCCATCAATTTCAATGGTGTCCTTTTTTTGCTCATCTGTCAGATTGTCCCATACTTCTTTCATTTTCCTTTCCTTGTCGATTTGTGACTGAGACTTTACAAAGCAGTCAACCATTGTTGTATCTTTGTATTTTTTTCTCTGCTCATCCTCGACCTTTGCGCAAGCCATTTTATCTTCACTTGAATATAAAATGATTGATGTAATCTCCGGTTTTCCTGGTGCTCCGACATTTCTATTTTCAATAACATAATACATTTCATTCATAATATCTTCCTCCGTTTTTTATTTTCCTGCTTTAATTCATTGGGGCGGTTAGCAGGAATGTTTAGAAGTCCGCCCCTTTGTTGTTTTCTTATTTATTTCCTTACCTCGTCGAGTATCTTGTCTATGTGTTCCACTGTTTTTAGTTCTCCGTTTGCTCTTGCTACTTCTCTGATTGATACCAGCATTGCTATCAAATCTGCTTTGCTCATTTCGTTTTCCTCCATCTTTCTCTCCTTTCCTGCTTCCTTCTTGATTACAATTATATTATATACTTCCGTAAGTATATTGTCAAGAGTTTTTAGCAATTTTCTAATTTTTTTCTCGCTCCATCTTTTCCCTGACTGCTGCCACTACATAGGCGTTGTTTGAGTCCGCTTTTCCTTGTCTTACCAGTTCCACTATTTCCGCTTTCATCCCTTTTGGCAATGTTAATTCCATGCGGTCATATGTCTTGTCTCTGTACTTGTTTTTTGCCCTTGTGGCGGCTGTCGCTTTTCCATTGTTTCTTGTATCTGTCTTTTTTTCTTCCATGATGCACCTCCTGTGTTTTTCTACCGTAAGTATATCATAGTTCTATAATTTACGGAAGTATATTTTATTATCTTTCTAAAATCTCTAGCACCATATCTATAGCCCTGTTCCAACCAAGTTCCATATCACTTGCCGAATCATTCTGGATATCCGCATAATTGCCTTTTATCAGGTCGATTTTAAATTCAAGGTAGCTTTTATACATCTCTTCCGCAGCGTTGATAGCAATGTCTACCATATCACTTCTCACCATGTCTAATTCTTTTTGTATTTTGTTAAAACTTTCAACAATTTCTTTTTCCGTCACTCTATCACCTCCAACAAACGGCAAAGCGTTCTTTTTTGAAAAATGTTTTCTGCTCATTTATGCCGCCCCAGACACTACCCTCTTTGTGTCTGGGGCGATTCGACTGGCAGATAATTGATTGTGTCAGCAAAAGTTGATAAATATGGGTGTAAATCATGTATCTTATATAACAGGAGTTTTCTAATGTTTGTGTCGCTGCCAGTCTTCCCCGTTATGCCGATAGGTCAGCATGGTTTACCGTTCTTTATTGTCATTCACTCCACCTCGCTTTACAATATCAATAGCGGCATCTTTATAAATGAGGTTTTCATCATAGCAACGTCTTATAAATTCGGATGACTCATATGTTTGAATTTCTTCCACAACCTTATCCACGTCATAGGCTGTCGACTGTTCGTCAATCAAATCTTTCATAGCTGCCCTAATATCATTCGCAAATTCGCTTTTACCGCCAATAACATCTTCTACATTGATTTTATCTGCGTCAATCAGTCTCATCTTCATCACCCCCATTTATCAACTCTGGATTGTCGAAAATGTTTCCGACAACCTCAATTATTCGTTTTGTAGCCCAAAAATAAAAGTCATTTCTAAGCCACATATTTTTAAAATCTTCGCTGTTAATAAGCCATTGTCCGTCTCCAAAATATACTTTACCGATTAGATTTCCCTTGTAACCCATAACGTGAATGATATCTCCCTCAAAAATCTTGTTTCCAAACTCATCTTTAAATCCTGTGTACTGACCTACTGTATCACTATCAACGATATATGTAGCAGCCATAATAGCCTCATTGTCATCACTGTCGGACAGAATTGACGTTGCTATTCTGTCTTTTCCATCATCTGTGTGAATCAAACTGCCTTGCACCCATTCTCCATTGTCAATCCGTTTTCCACGAAACAATATTTCTCTGGTCATTACTCTGCCTCTCTTTTCATCTTTGTCAACGCCTGCTCTGCCTCGTTTTTGGATAGAAAGATGAATTCCCCTATTTCCCCATAAGAAGGAAGATTTTTAGGAGTAATATGTACCCCTTCTTCATTAACAGAAATCCCCCTCACTTCATCTTCAAAAACTGCAAGATGTTTTTTGGCTTCATCACACTCATATACATCATAATGTGGGCATTTTCCATTTAGTTCATACGGGCAATAATAACCCGTTGCACTTCCGAGTTCCATATTTGGTCCCCACATTGTCCCATCTAATATCAGTGGAATGTGTTCGCAATCGCCTATGATGTAAATTTTATCTCCCACCTTACAAGGCAACTGCAACAGCAAGCCTTGTTCCTCTAAGTCCTCGTACTCCTCAAGTTTTTCAAGTGCTTTGTCCATATCGTCGCAGCCTACAAGACTATAACCGCAAGCCATACAGCCATTTCTATCGCAAGCCGTCAACCCAATTATTCCATCATTTGCCCTTCTTGTTAATCTCTCCATCTTCGCCACCTCCGTTTAGTTCTCTAAAACAGCCAAATATCCATTATCAATCGCAGAAATTAAATCTCGCCTCGTTTTAGTGTGATAATCCGCACAACCTGTTTCTATGTTCACGCCTTCCCACAAAACACAATGGTCTGGATGATAATAGCCGCAATTATATAACTTATATCCCCTGTATTCATATATTCCTCTATGCATCTTTTTTAATTTCATTTTTCTCTCCATCTTCAAAATCTCCTTTCTCCAACATAGCCAAATATCCCTCCAATGTACTGATAGCCGATATGTATCCTGTCGCATAATCCCAGTTTTCACAATTCATTGCTTTCTCTCTCATGGACTTCATTTCGGTTTTTAGTTTTTCTACGGTTTCCGCATTTTTCACCGATTGCTCCAACGCTTTGATGAAATATGTACAGTGGTCTTGTTTTATTGATTGCACAAGTATCGAAACATTCCGACATACATTCCTCGTCTCATCAATCAGTTTGACTATTTCTTCGCTTGTCATTCTTCATCGCTCCATTTCAATTTCTGACCACAATATTTACAATGCTCAGCAAAAAGACAAGTAATCAAAAGACTTTTGCACTCTGGACAAACATAATGTTTGCCAAGTCTAGCAGTTTTGATTATATGCACTTCTTTCTCAACGCTTAACTTTTCCATTGCCTTAATACCCAGTTTCAAAGCCTCGCAATAATCAAGGTCTTTGCAGTCCCAGTCTTTAGCAACCTCGAGGCGTTGTTTAAATTCATCTATTGCCTGTTCACACGTCATCTGCATATCCAAGCCTCCCTCCGTTCTCATGCCAAAATCTCACAATACAGTCTTCCAAAAAACAATTCATAATATCGTTCAATCCCATGATGACATCAGTGGCTTTCAGTTTCTTCCAGTCTCTTATGATGCAGATTCTCTTGTCAATCCTTCTTAAAATCCTCATTTTTTCATACTCAGCTCCATCGTCTACATTGTCCGCTTGCTTTACTTTTGCATATTTATGGTTTAGCAAATTCTGGATGTAAAGGTCTTCTCCAACCATCAGAAATTTATATGATTCTGCATCGTTCTTTTTCCCGTGCTTGATTCCATACTTTGTTCCGTCTGACCATTTGTATCCTTTTGGCAACTTCTTAGTACATTCAAGCCAATCTGGAGTTTTTGCAAAATCTTGTACGTATTGTAGTGTTGCAAGGGCACGGATAGCCTCGTTTTTGCTGTATCCGATTGAAATGAGATTATCATAATCCTGCACGTATTTTTTTGTAAACTCATACCCTCGCAAACATTCAGGATTAACCATCTGCATCACCTCGCTTTACAATATCACCAACTTTCATTTGTCCTTCGTTCATACGAAGCATACTCATCCGCAGAACGAAAATTTATCCTGTTGCTCGTATTCTCCCAGTGTGGATGCCTCCAGAACTTCTTTTCGCATACCGCACTGCAAAACCTTGTTCTCATGTCACCGCTTCCGCTTTCCGTTACCACTGTCTTTCCGCAATGGGAACACGAAAACGTGACCGACGGATACAACAGTTTTCCTCTGTTTTTCCACCTATAACGAGCACCGCACGTGGTACAGCAATATTTCTGGTTAATTGATAACGCTGTAAACTCAGTGCCGCAATTTAAGCATTTCATTTTGCCCTCGCTTTCTTAATCCGTATCTCATCACTTAATAAGCAACCGTGTAACCTCTATAACGGTCAACGCCACTGTGTTGACTGTCATAGTTATCCAGTAAAATTTTT